TGTATAACAATCTCGTTTTGTCCTATATACCCACTAGCTGCACAAGTAGCTGTAATACCTAACATCTGACTGTATTCAAACTGTAATCCGTTAGGTGTTTGTCTAAAGCCACCTATAATTCCTTGAGAATCACTACCTGCAAAGAAATACCTAAACTGTGTCTTTTGTCTTATAACTACTGCGTTTAAACCTTCTAGGTCAATATCAAATATAATGTCTGTAAAAATAGACTGAATGTTTTTAGATACTGTTTCTAAATTAACGTCACCAATTTTAGATGTACCTGAAATTGGACGTAGACCATCTTGTGATAAGAATAATAAATCACCACCAATTTCTATAACACTGTCTGTAGCTAGGCATCCTAAGTCATCAGTAACAGTTTGTAGTACAAAGTTAGCTAAAGCAGTACCACCTAGCTTTTTAATATTAGTTGCACCAAATATAAACAGTTCATTTCTAAATGATTTGATGGCAACTATAGGAAAACCTACATTTATAACACCTGCACCGTTACTTGAAGCAAAGTCTGTTTCTGCTAGTGGAGCACTAAAAAAGAGTTTAGTTGGGTGTGCAGGATCTCCTGCTAAGAATAAATGATTTTGAAATATAGCAGAAAATTTAGGGTCGGTAGGAGCACTACTATGAGTAATCTGTGTATATGTTGTGCCATCATAAGTAGCTGCAGGATTTATACCATCTGTTAAAACTACTTTTGGAGTAGCAAAGTTATACCTAGAAAATCTAACTTTAGTTACTCCTACCATTGTAGGTGAACCTGCAGTTGTTACAGCATCCCAAGCTGAACTAGAGTTATTCCATTTGTGTAAGTAGTTATTACCTGATGATGGTTTTCTACAAGCTAGTATGCCATCGTTTATACCATCAGCTACACAGACACCTAGTACACTTCCTGTTCCTGTAACTGTGCCGTAGTTATTAGCAAATCCATTTATCTTTCTATAGCCACCAGTAACAGCAGGTTCATAGTTAATCAAAGAGACAGCAGAACCAGGTTGGTTCTCACCCTGAGATAACACATCTCTGCTAGTATTTAGTCCTCCTTGACAGAAGACTTTAAAGGAAGCTAAATTTTCGGGCATTACACAATACTACTAATAGTGTTACTAAATGATTTGTTTCTTTGTATTACTGTTGACCTAACATCGAGTGGATCATCCATAAGTATCCGTCTCATAGATCGTATCCCATCTTGAAAGTTTTGTTGATGTATAGCAGCACTTTGATCATTAGATCTAAATCTCATCATGTACATCATAGCACCATCAATAAGTACATGGTTAAATCTATCTGGTATTATAGATGTATCATTAAAAGCAGTTAAGTCAGCAGGAAATGAAAAGTACACATATTCTACTACATAACTATTATTTGGAACAGGTGTAACACCAAATTTTGCTTCTAATGTTTGATATACACGTTCTGGTGCAGATATTCCAGATCCTGCATCACCTTCATCATCTAACCCACGAAATCTTTGAGTGTACTCTTCAAAAGATATTGTAGGAAGAAAATTAGGTGTATTACCTGCAGATCCTAATTTTTTTAAGTAAAAAGTATCCCAGTCTACAGAAGCAAAATCAGCAGGAAAAGCATATTGCCTAGTAGCTGCTGTTAAGGTCTGTGTATTTGTTGTTTTTAAAAATGGAAACTCTTGTCCTGTTTGGACTATATTTCTAATGGAGTTATTAATAGCATCTTTAGCAAGTGCTTGAACATTACGCACTGTAGTAAAGCCATCACCTGCTGTATCTAACGTTACTTCGTTTAAACGAACAAGAAGTTGGTTGACCAGTGTTATGTAAGTTGCCATAAAAAAATCCCTTAGATAAGCTTAAAGGGGCAAGTTTCCCTGCCCCCTAAGTTAGTTATGCAAGTGTATCACGATCTACTTCATTAGCAGTACCGTCATTACCTATATCTGTGCAATCCATCATCCATGCCCAAATTCGGATCTTGCCTGTAGTAACAGCACCACCAGACAATGTTGCAATTGTCATGTCGATGTTGTCATTAGCTACAGCCATTAATGGTTGGAATGCCGCAGGGTTTTGAGTAACAACTCCTGCTGCAGATGTTCCATCAAATCCATCTACAAAACAATCGGCATCTGCCCCTGTTCCTAGATCTAGAGTTAATGTAGAACCGTCAGAAGCTGTATCAACTTCCATACCTGCATTAAGAATCATAGTTCCTTTTTTGACAGCAATTACTGGAACGACATCAGAAGCAGCTAGTGCGCTACCTTTGTCAGACAAAGCAGTTGCTAGATTCAAAACAGTTTGAACCATGTAGGGTTTTCTACCTGGGTTAGCATTGGCTCCCCGAGCAGACTGAAGTGTATTATCACCTAAAGCCATAATTCAATCTCCCCTTACGCTGCGTTAAATTTAGCAGTTACGATTGCTTCTGGACGAAGAATCTTTCTGCCGTATAGATGCATACCACGGACAATGTCAGCAAAGCTGTCAGGGTCACGATATGTTTCAGTCTTACTGATCTGCTCTGCAGTTGCTACAGCAGAATCATGTCCAGCAACAATCACACCAAAGTTGGTATTCTGGTTTGCAGAACCTGCAGTTCCTGAACCTGTACCTACATGAGGAAGGTTAGAAGAAACGTACATTCTGAAGCCATGCATGTTGTTCAACACTAGACCATTACGTAGAGCACCTGATTCACCGTAATCAGCGTTTAAGAATCGAGAATCCTCATCGGCTAAGATTTCCATGAACACGGGGTCAACTACGAGCCACCTACCTTGTGAATCAACTTGCTGCTGATCCATCAAACGTTTCATGCGTGATATAATCATCGCAGGAGAAACAGTTGCAGTTGGTAGTGCTGTTGCACCTGGTAGACGTGCTGCTACAGGAATTGAATGATCTCCTGCAGAAGACGTTGTGATGTTACCAAATGAAGACTTGATAAGCTTCATTGAAGATAACAACTCGTCTGAACCTGCTGTTGCTACAGCTTTTGAACCATTTGTTTGGTCATTGACTGTATCAGCATCAGTGTGTAAAGCAGACTGTTTAAAACCTGATAGATAGCCAAGAACTTCTTGGTCATGCTGATCAGCTAAACGATATGCTGCACGATTGGTAGCAAGATCCATAAAGTTGACATGTGAATGAGCTTCCTCAATATCGTCAATCTTAAAAGCATAGTAGTTAGCTTTATCTACGACTAGAGAAAAGTCTTCATCGTCAAGATCCTGTGCATTGACCTGTGTCCCACGAGCATATGCGCTCACTGAAATTTCAGGTTCTTTAATGATTTTGACAGTATCGCCTTGTGCAGCAATCTCACCAAAATAATCAGAGTTGGTGATGTCACCTACTACTGTGCTCTTTCTAAAGGCGAGCTGTACCTTTTTGGAGTATATGATACTGGAAAAGTTACCGTTAGGTAAGTTACCGTATCCTCCTGCGGTTGTAAAAGCCATGATAAAATCCTCCTGATATTTGGCTTGAATTAAGCTTAAACATCTAAAAGGGGCTGTACGTTTTCTAGGGTGCAGTTAATATTAGGTTGCGCTACCGAATACCACTGGGCCTATACTTGTCCAGGTAGTTCTTCTTAGTTTAGACTCTTTATGAATTTGGGAATGACAAAAGGTAGTCAAAATGAGGCTTTTGTCAATATACCCATAGTTATACTGCTGAAAATTGATTTGTCAACAGTTTTATCTAGCTTTGCCAGATACATCGTAAACAAATTTACCCGAACGGATAGCTTTGTTAATTTCATCAGATCGTTCTTCAAACTCCTTATCGGACATTTTAGCAACTTCTGACTCACGAATTGCGTCATTTGCTTCTTCTACATCTACTTGTGTCTTAGTACGTTTAGTTACAGTAGAAGCTGCATCTTTAGCTTTTGCTTTCTTTGCAGTCTTTGTTAGACCTTTGTCTACTTTGTATAGATCTATAACACGGACTACAGAAGCAGGGTCATCTGAGTTTTCATACAGTGCATCTTGTACCCATTTTGGTTGTTCATCAGCCCAAGTATGAAACTCTTCTGAAGCTCGTAGATCATCAAAGTCTTCATGGGACTTTCTAATCTCAGTTTCAGCTTTTACTCTTTCAGCTTCTGACTGTACTTTTCTTAAGTCTTTTAGCTGTTGTTCAGCCTTTTCAAATTTTTCCTGAGCTTTTTTAGCGGCAATAGTTTCTACAACACCTGCTATGTCTGGATACTCTTTTGCCCACTCTTCTATATCTTCATCAGATTTAGGTGGTATAATAGATTCTTTTTCTAAACGTTTTTCAAAGGTTTTAAACTTCTCGTCCCATTCCTTTTCTTTTTCTTGCATATGGCGTCTTAGATCACCATATCGTTTTTTAAAAGATTTTTCTTCAGCAGATAACGTTTCTTCTTTAACTTCTGTATCGGCCTCTTTTTCTTCTGAAGCTTCTTTTTCTGGTTGCTGTTCTTCGGTGTCTTCTTCTCCACGTTGTTCAGCTTCAAGTTTACGAATCTCCTCTTCTTCGGCTTCCATTCGGATGCGTTTCTTTTCGTGATTGTAACCTCTGTCTACAAATCCTGCTGTCTTTTGTGTTTCTACTTCTGCTAGTTCAGGCATATTTTTTCCTTTTCTGTTGGGGTCAGCCGAAGCTGAGTAGCCTTATTATTTTTTCTTTTTGCCTTTGGTCATTAGACCACCTTTATTAAGCGAAATCTGACCAGAAGGGTTCTGTACAGCATTTGCTAAATTTTCTTGAATTTGTTGATTTTGCGCAATAGTATTTGCTTGATTTGCAGCACCAGAAGGACCACCTGTATCAGAAGCTGCAATAATATTTGCAGTTTGTTGTGCTGCATTTGAGGTATTGCTAGCAGATGGGTTTAAATTGTTTAATGCTGTTTGAGCAGCAGATTGATTTGATGCTGCATTGCTTCCTGGTCCTGTAGAAGTTACTACAGGTGATTTATCTTTTGATGATGTTGGTTTTTTAGGTTTAGGTGTTGTAGGTGTAACAGTAGGTGTAACTCCTGCTTCTGTAGCTTCTTGAATATTTTTAAACCCTTTTGACTTAGCCCAAGCATTTGCTTTAGATTTACCTGTAGCAAATATATCATCTAAATAATCTAAAATGCCTGGTCCAGTGTCAATTATATTTTTAACTTTTGTTTCAAGTTCTGCTGCAAGGTCATCTAGCCCTTGAGCTTTAGCAATTAATCTAGCAGCATTTAAATCTGATACAGCAGTTAATCCAGGTTTTGCACTAAGTCCTGCTGTAAGCAATCCTGCCCCTGAACCACCAACTAGTCCTGCAGCTATAGATTTACCTGTGGCGCTATCTTTAGTAGGATCATAGTCAATACCATCAACAAAAGCTCTTATACCTTTTTCACTACTCCAATCTGCACCTTCTAGCCATTTTTTCCATCCTTCAGGTTTAGTTGTTGGACCACCTCCGCCACCGCCTCCAGAACCTCCGCCTGTTTGTTCTGGTGGTTGAAGGCTTCCGTCATCTACTATGTAACCTTGATCCTCAAGAGACTTTTTCATTTCTGGTGTAGTAGCAACAGCTCTTACAAAAGTTTCAGGGTGTACCATATTTACAGGTGTAAATGGTAGAGATTGAGGTTGTTGGTTTTGACTTTCAAACAAAGAAAAACCTAAAGGAGCACCTGTATAGTTTTCTGCTTGAGCTGCTGTACCTTGGTTTAAAATATTTTGTTCTACTTGGTTTGAAGTTGCGCCTGTAGTTCCTGCATTAAAACCTTGAACTTCGTTTCCAGTTTCTATATTAGGATTACCTACCGCAGAGTTTGAAGGTGTGTAAAGACTTTGTTGTTTTCTATATGCATTAATAGCACCACCTTCTGCCATGCCCATCATTTGCTGTATAGCTTGCATTTCATCTTGAGATAGCTCTGGTTCAGTACCTGCAGCAACAGGCTCTCCACCTATTCTACCATTGTTTTCCATATCTTGCAAGCCCATTTTTGCCATTTCTCGCAAGTCTTCAAAAAACTTTATACCATAATAACGAACAACATCAGCAGGGACTACATACTCACCTTCAGATAATTGTGCAGGAATGTCGTCCCGTACTTCTTTAGCCATAGAACCTGAAGGAACTTCATTACCTGACACAGGATCATTATTCATACCATCATCCCTTAGTCCGCCTTCATCCATCATAAAAGCCATCTTCATTTGCTCGTTCATTATTGGGCCTCCCTCAGCCATTCTTAAATC